CGCCCAGTTGGGCTTAAAACCGTCTGTAACGCTTCATTTGGCCAACCGTGAGGATTACGCCGGCCAGAAACGTTTACGCTTTGAAAACGTAGAATATAACGTTATACGTGTAGATTGGAGCGCACAGCGTGACGGGCTGAATCTTGTTTGCGAGGAACGTGTAAACAATGGCTAATACAGTAAGCATTGAGATTCAAATGGCGGACATTCTGGACGAGGTTAAAAAGTCATGCAAGGGCGTATTGGAAACCCAATCTTTAGCCGTTGCAAAAGAAACCGTAACCAAGATCAGGAATGCTTCTCCGCGCTTAACGGGAAGTTACGCCAGGGGGTGGCGCGTCAGCAAAAGGGCCGGAGGTTTGGTTGTCCACAATGCGACCGACTACCAGTTAACGCACTTGCTAGAAAATAGCCACGTTATCGCTAACGGATCCGGGACTTACGGACGGTCAACGCCAATAAAGCATATTGAACCGGCCGGACAGTGGGCAAGCGATGAACTTCCGCGCCGGATCATTGAGGAATTAAACCTATGAGCATATTTGAAGTATTGCAAAGCACCGGCCTTCCGTGTGCTTATTCGCATTTTAAGACGGCACAGGAACCGCCGTATATCGTTTATATCGGACGGAGCCAGGACGTACTTGAAGCGGATAACACGCACTATTGGCGGGAGAATAAATATCAGGTCGAATATTATTACAAAACCAAAAACGAACAGAACGAAACCGACATTGAAGACGCACTTTTAAATGCCGGTTTTGTTTACGAAAAAAGCGAAGATGTTTTTATCGAGGATGAAAACGTCAACGTAATTTACTACTACGTATAGGAGGGCAGCCAATGGCAAATAAAGTTGAATTTGGCATCTCGCAGTTACACGTTGGAACTTATGCCGTTGTAGACGGTGTGGTCACTCTTGGCACGCCGTACCATCAGCCGGGCGCGGTCAGTTTCTCCCCGGAGGAACAGAGCGAAGAAAATACTTTTTATGCCGATAATGTGGCATATTGGTCCGGCTATTCCGGCGGCACAATCGAGGGCGACCTTGAAGTTGCAATGTTCGATGATGCTTTTAAGACACAGTTTTTAGGATATAGGACACTGACTAACGGCGCGCTTGCAAACGTTAAGAACCCGACAAAGCCGAACGTTTATATTGCGTTCCAGGTTGAGGGGGACGCGGAAAGCCGCCGCGTTATTCTCTATAATTGTTCGCTTGGCGGCATTACTAGAGAATACAACACAATCGAGGAATCAAAGGAACCGGCAACAGAAACGATTCCGGTCACTTGTACGGGCGACAACGCGAGCGGCGTTACCATGGCCGTTTTGAAGCCGGGAGACACGGGCTATGAAACAATTTTCACGGCTCCGACCGCTCCGGTGATCGCGCCTTAATTCACTAATAAAGGCGGGAGTTTTCCCGCCTATTTTTTTACAATTGGAGGCAAACGAAAATGGAAAAAGTTATAAAAATCGGGTCAAACGAGGTTCGACTTTCAAATAACGTTGCGTGGGTCATGGAATACCGCGACCAGTTCGGGAAAGATATTCTTCCGGCTATCATGCCGTTAATAACAACGGTGTCGGAGGGCATTTCTACGGTGATTTCAGAAGCCGGAACGGATATAACGATAGAAAGCCTTTCCGAAGCGATTAACGGCCGCGCTATGGACGTTCTGCTGCCGTTGTATCAGGCGGAATTTGTGGATCTCGTCATTAACGTAACCTGGGCGATGGCAAAGGCGGCAGATGAAGACATAGACCCGCCTAAAAAGTGGGTGCGACAGTTCGACACGTTCCCGCTTGACGTGGTCGGCCCGGCAATTTTTGAATTGATCGTGAAGGGGTTCATTTCCTCAAAAAACTTGACACGGCTGAAGAGGACCGGAAAGAAACTAAATCTTCAGCCGTTACAACAGACGAAATCATCATCGCCGGAATCGAACGAGGGTTGACGCTTTCTGACATACGCCGGATGCAGCTTGGCCAAGTAGTTGATTTTGTCATTACTTACAACGAGCGGCAAAAGAAAGCGGAAAACAGCGCAAAACGAGAAGAAAAGCGCGGGAAGAGACGGAAAGCGACGGCGGATGATATAAGAGCATTTTTCGGATAAGGTGAATTTATGGCCGGTGGCATTAAAGGCATTACAATTGAATTTCGCGGAGAAACAACGAAACTTGACAAGGCGTTGCGCCGGATCGACAAGGAAACGCGAAACATTGACAACGAATTAAGGAAAGTCAATAACGCGCTGAAATTCAACCCAACAAGTGTTGAACTGTGGCGGCAGAAACAGGACCTTTTAAGTAAAAAGGTCAAGGAAACCGAGGAACGGTTAAAGGCGTTGAAGGCCGCACAAGCGAAAATGGACGCGGACAAAGTTGACGAAACATCTGACGAATACCGCGAACTTCAGCGCGAAATTATTACAACGGAATCAAAACTTAATCATTTTAAGAGCCAGTTGCGGTCCGTTGGGAACGTCAAACTCCGCGCCGCATCAGAACAGGTGAAGGAACTTGGAAACAAGTTAACATCTGCCGGGGAGGCAATGCGAGGGCTTTCTATCGCGGGTGCTGCCGTTGCCGGTTCCATTGGTGCGCTTGCGGTTAAGTCGGGACGGACCGCGGACGATTTAAACACGCTTGCAAAGGTTACCGGGATTAGTACGGACAATCTGCAAAAGTACGCGGCCGCTGCTGACCTTGTTGACGTTTCAGTTGATGCTATCGCGAGATCTAACAAGCGGCTTGAAAAGTCTATGTATTCCGCGGCGAACGGTTCTAAAACGCAAAAGAAACTGTTTAAGGAACTGGGCGTATCCGTTAAGGATTCGGACGGCAATTTACGTGATAGCGAGGACGTGTTCCAAGACGTTATAACCGCCTTGGGTGGAATGACGGACGAAACGAAACGGGACGCGATCGCTATGCAGTTAATGGGCAAGTCGGCAAGCGAATTAAACCCGTTGATAATGGACGGCGGCGAAACGTACAAACAGGTTTCGGACACTCTTAAAAAGTACGGGTTAGATTTCGTAGATGAGGAAACGTTAAACCAGGCGAACGAGTTCAACGACCAGTTGGACACGATGAAGGTTATTGGAACGGTCGCAATTCAGACAATTGGCACGCAGCTTTCCGGTTATCTCGCGCCGGCACTCGGAACGGTCGTTGATTTGGTCGGCCGTATCGCGCAGTGGTTAACAACGCTGTCCCCACAAGTTTTAACCGTCATCGGTGTTATCGGCGGAATACTGGCAGTACTTGCCCCGGTTCTGATTTTTCTCGGTAAATTAGCGTTCGCTATCAGCCAGATCATGGGGCTTATGTCCACGATTGGGCCGATTATCGCGGGGCTTGCCGGCCCTGTTGGTATTGCTATAGCGGTAATTGCAGCACTCGTGGCGGCGGGAATATTGCTCTATAAGAACTGGGATACCGTTAAAGCGAAAGCGGCGGCGTTCAAAGCATATGTCATTGGTCAATTCAACGCCCTCAAGGCAAGCGTGACCGCGACCTTTAACGCGATTAAAAACGCGATTGTGAAACCAATTCAGACCGCGATCGACAAGGTCAAGAGCATAATCAGCAAGATCAAGAGCTTTTTCCCGATCAAAATCGGGAAGATCTTCAGCGGTCTGCAGCTGCCGCATTTCAAACTGACCGGCAGCTTTTCGCTTAAGAAAATGACCGTCCCGCACCTATCCGTCAGCTGGTACAAACAGGGCGGAATCTTCGATTCCCCGACCATCGCCGGAATCGGTGAGGCCGGGCCGGAGGCGGTCGTTCCGCTTGACAAGCTATGGAAACACCTTGACAATATGAACGCGGGCGGGATAACGTTTAACATTTACGCCAAAGAAGGACAAAGCCCGCGCGAAATTGCTTTAGAGGTTGAACGAATACTTATCAGACGCGCGAAAAGTCAGCAGATGGCATGGTAACGGGGGTACACAATGCAAACAGGGGCAATATTTAACAGCTTAAAGTTTGGCGGTGTGGATTCCGCCGACTATGGCATATACATTACAGGAGAA